TAAACGAATTTGCACTTATGCGTAACAAATGGTTAGGTGTGTTAAAAGCACTAGATCAGAAACAATGGCAGATAACTAATATTGTAAAACTAAGAGTAGCAGGTATGGAAGATGCAAGTTTATAAATAACTTACGGAGTATAAAATATATATGGGAAAATATCGTGTTTCTGGGGTACTTAATCCAACAGAAAGTATTAAAGCAAGTAACATTACTAAATGGCACAAAGGTGATAGAGTTGACTATTGGCCAAAAGATATGATGGCTGAAAATAATGTTAACGGAGTGTTAAATGAATTGTTTTCTGCATACGGACCTCCAAAACCTATTTTTAGACCACAAGATAAAGTTTTGACTATGGGAAGTTGCTTTGCATTACGCATTAGAGAATGGATGGAAAAGAACGGAAGAGGCACAGAAGCACTTTTTATTCCAGAAGGATTAAACAATAGTTTTGCAGTAAGACAATTTATAGAATGGGCATTAACAGGTAATCGTAGTCACGATGCTTATTGGTATGATGAATTAGCAGACGGTGTAGGTAAATGGGAATCTCCTGAAGAGCAAGAACAAATAAAAAAACATTTTATCAATCACAACGGATTTGTTATTACTTTTGGTTTAGCAGAAGTTTGGAAAGACAAAGAAACCGGAGGCGTATTTTGGAGAGGTGTGCCTAATGATATGTTTGATCCCAACAAACACGAATCTGTTGTTAGTACCGTAGAAGAAAATATTGCAAATATAAAAACAATTGTTGAGTTGTTAAGAAAATACTGCGGCAATAAACCTATTATTATTACACTAAGTCCTGTACCACTTAATGCTACATTTCAAGAAAGACCATGTGTAGTTAGTGATTGTGTAAGCAAAAGTATATTACGTGTTTCAATAGACGAAGCATTAAGAAACATTAATGATAAAAATGTATATTACTGGCCTAGTTTTGAATATGTTAAATGGATTCCTAGCCATATGCCAATTGTAACATTTGGTGGCAAAAAAGGAAAGAAAATTACTGATAGTAGACATGTAGCAGAGACTGCTGTATCAAACATTATTAGTAATTTTGCTAAAAAGTTTTTTATATAAGGTGTAAGAAATGGATACTGATCTCCTTTATGGTTGGCATGTATTACAAGGTGATAGTACTCTAGAGAGAGCTTTTAATAAATCTAAAATTTCAAATATTTTAGATTATCAAAAAGATCAATTAGATACAGCAATATCTTTTTGTAAAAACTTTAGACATACTATTGACATTGGAGCCAATTATGGACTAATGTCGGCTAATATGTCTAATATATTTAAAAAAGTTTCTGCATTTGAAATAGTTCCTGAAATTAATGCTTGCTTTAAAATGAATGCAAAAAAATTTAATTTACAAAATGTAGAAATATATGACTGCGGATTAGGCGACAAAAAAGAAAAAGTTTCTATAAATTTTAATCCTAAAAGTACCTTTTCAACTCATATTAGTACAAATCAAGAAAATACTACCAAGGTAAAAATTTCTACATTAGATTCATTTAATTTTACAAATGTAGATTTTATTAAAATTGATGCAGAAGGGTTTGAACCTTTTATTATCAAAGGTGGTTTAAAAACAATTTTAAAATATAAACCTGTAATTCTTTATGAAAGAAAAGGACATGAAAAAAGATATGGATTTCAAAAAAATTCAGTACTAGATATTTTATCTCGCCATGGATATACAGAGTTAGCTAATATAGGAAGCAAAAATGCTTTGATAGGTGTGAAATGAAAAAAGTATTTGAATACTGGATGCCAGATACAGATGAACACTTTGAAAGATTAATTGCAAAAAGAGTTAAAAATGGTGGCCCGCCGCAGTATCAAGATGATGTAAGAGATGAAGCATACAAGTATGTAAGTGACTTTAACATTGCAGTTGACATAGGTGCTAATGTTGGTCTGTGGTCTAAACCTCTTACAGAAAAGTTTAACCAAGTAATAGCTTACGAACCTCTTGAGCAAGTATATTCGTGCTTAGAAAGAAATGTAAGTGGACTGCCTGTACAAATTCATAAACACGCATTAGGCAGTGTTAATGATGTAGTTGAAATGGTATTTGACGAAGAAAACACAGGCGGCAGTTTTGTTAGTGAAGTTGGCACCGGTAGTATTCAAATTAAAAGATTAGATGATTTAAATTTACCAAAGTTTGGATTATTAAAAATTGATTGTGAAAGACATGAATTAGAAGTGTTAAAAGGCGCAATGGATACTATCCTTAGATACAAACCAATTATAGTATGTGAACAGCAAGCTGACACAGATCAATGTGCAGGTATGTATTTGAAATCTTTTGGCGCCAGAGAAATAACAAACGTAAGGAAAGACTATATCTTTGGATGGTAAAATTTTATTAACTGGTTCACACGGATTTATTGGCAGTCATTACTACAAACATTTACAAAAACAAAATGCATATGTAGTACCTTACGATAAAAAAATCCGCGGTGAAGATTTATCAGATAAAAATACTACACAATTATTACCTGACTATGATATTGTAGTACACCTTGCTGCAACTAATGGCACTAAATTATTTTATGAACAGCCAACTGATGTACTAATAAATAATACACTACCAACAATAAATTTAATTGAACGTTATAAAAATACCAATACTAAATTTGTTTTTGCTAGTACTTGTGAAATATTTAATGGAGCAATTGATGCAGGTTATTACCATGTGCCAACTGATGAGCAAGTACCGGTTGTGTTTAACGACATTACGAATCCAAGATGGAGTTATAGCATTCCGAAAGCTCTAGGTGAAAACCTAGTAGCAAACAGCGGATTAGATTATTTAATTATTAGATATTTTAATGTTTATGGTCCAGGACAAGTAGATCATTTCGTCAACGAATTTGTAGAACGCTGTAAACGTGGCGAGTATTATATTAAAGGCGATGATACTAGAAGTTTTTGTTATATAGATGATGCAGTGCAAATGACTGACATTCTTATCAAAAAATCTTGTAGTAACATAGTGCATGTTGGAAATGACAACGAAGTAAAGATAAGCGTAGTAGCAAAACTTATTATGGGCTTTATGGGTATAAATCCTGACAAGTTACAAATACTACCAGGTCCAGAAGGCAGTGCAAAACGTAGATGTCCTGATACAACACTAGTACAAATGCTAACAGGATTTACTAATTATACTCCTTTAGACGTTGGACTTAAAAAAACAATAGAAAGTTTATTATGATTATAGGTGTAGTAGGTATAGGTGTTGTTGGAAAAGCAAATGTTAACGGCTTTAAAAGGTTAGGACACACCGTACTTGAGCACGATGTCAAATATAATACAGCTTTAAGAGATGTGTTGACTGCAGAAATTATTTTTATTTGCACTCCTGAAGACCAAGTTAATAATGTTGTAAAAGATATTAGCCTGTATGATTATAAAGGAGTAGTAGCAATTCGAAGCACAACTACTCCGGGTACTACAGATGAACTAATAAAAAAACATAACATAGATATTTGTTTTGTACCTGAATTTCTTAGACAAAATTATGCTGACAAAGATTTTGAACAATGTGATTTATTAGCTATTGGTACAAATAATTTAAAAATAGGACGTAAAGTAAGAAACGCTTTTGGTAAGTTACCTAAAAATGTAGATTATATGATGCCAGCAGAAGCAGAAATATTGAAATTATATAATAACTCTTATGCAGCACTTAGAGTTGTGTTTGCTAATATTATGTACGATATTGCCAACAAATATGATGCAGATTATAGTGTTATAAAAAATGCGTATAAAAAAACAAATAAAACAAGTGGAAATTATTTAGATGTAAATAAAAATTTACGTGGTTATAGCGGTGCCTGTTTACCTAAAGACACTTTAGCTCTTTCTAAATTAATTAATGATCTTAAATTAGATTACACACTTGTACAATCGATTCATAACGATAATTTAAAATTACCAAAAAATAAAACTTAGTAAAGTACGCATATAAATACTACATGAAAGTAGTACTAGTTACAGGTGGATTTGATCCTCTACATTCCGGGCACATTGCCTATTTTAAAGCAGCACGAGAACTTGGAGATCACTTAGTAGTTGGTCTTAATTCTGATGCTTGGCTTACACGCAAAAAGGGTCGTCCGTTTATGTCAATTGATGAACGGGCTGCCATTGTTAAAGAACTAGAATGTGTAGATGAAGTTATAGCATTTGACGATAACGACAACACAGCATGTCTTGCTATAGGGCAAGTTTTATCTACAAAGGCAAGTAGTTGGAAACTTATCTTTGCTAATGGCGGTGATAGAACAAATAAAACAACACCAGAATTTGAAACTTGGGGCAATCATCCTGATGTTGAATTTGCCTGGGGTGTTGGCGGTAAAGATAAGAAAAACTCAAGCAGTTGGATACTCAAAGATTGGAGTCAACCTACAACAGAACGTGCTTGGGGCAAATACACTATATTAGATAAAGGTGAAGGTTGGCAAGTTAAACAACTTGAGTTTGCAGCAGGTAAAGCACTTAGTGATCAACGACACTTTAAACGCAGCGAACACTGGCACGTTGTTAATGGCGTTATCAATATGTTCCTTGAAGATAAAATAGGAAGAAGAACTAGCACACTATTAACGCCAGGTGATAGTATTGACATTCCAATAGGCTATTGGCATAAGGCTGTAAATTTAGATAACAAAGCAGCAAAAGTTATAGAAGTCTGGATGGGTAAAGAATTAAGTGAAGAAGATATAGAAAGAAGAGATTAATGAAAGTATTTGTAGGATGGGATAGCAGAGAAGATATTGCTTATCAAGTTTGTAAAAGTAGTATTGAAGAAACAAGTAGTGTACCTGTAGAAATTATTCCATTGAAACAAAAGTCACTGAGAGGTGACGGTGTATACACTCGTGAAATAGATCAACTCGCAAGCACAGAATTTACATTTACAAGATTTTTAATTCCGCATTTGTGTAACTATGAAGGTTGGGCATTGTTTATTGACTGCGATTTTGTTTTTCTAGAAGATATTAAACTGCTTTGGGATCAACGTGACGAAAGCAAAGCTGTAATGTGTGCTCATCATGATTATACACCTAAACCTGGGTCAACTAAAATGGATGGACAAGTACAACACGCTTATCCAAGAAAAAATTGGTCGAGTATGATGCTAATAAATTGTGGTCATCCTGGTAATGCTAAATTAACTTTAGATGTAGTAAATGACATGGCAAGAACTGGTGCATACTTTCATAGATTTAGCTGGTTAAAAGACGAAGAAGTAGGTGAGCTTAGTCATGAATGGAATTGGCTAGTAGGTTGGTATGAAGAACCGGTTGATGGAAAGCCAAAAGCACTACATTACACAGAAGGCGGACCTTGGTTTGATGATTATGCTACCTGTGAATATAATATAGAATGGTATAGAGCTCATATTCAATATGCTAAAAAAATGGAGCAAAGTTATCAATATAAGTTATATAGGGAACGTAACAAAGAAATAGATGTCGACGATTTATCCTATACGGAGTCAAAAAAAAAATTAATTAAGCAATTTTTAAATAACTTAATTGATCCTACCCAAGTTTATTTTAAAAATGAAACAATAGAGAATGATGATGATATGGGAATAAAAACTGCTGCAATTGCTGTGCAAAAAGAAGAATTTAATTTAGAAAAAAAGGGATTAGAATACGATCCTTATCTGAAAGCATTTATAAATGGCAGCGGCGGTTTTATTAGCGACTTTGATAGAGAACAAGATACAGATAACACTCTTGTTATTAGAGGCTTAGGCGGCGGTGGACAAAAAGCAATAAAATATTGTTTAGAAAATAAAAGAGATTTCTACGCAATTGATACTGGTTATATCCAACCAGGAACAAAAAAAGAATACCATCGTATTACAAAAAATAGTTTACAAGCATTAAATTTTAAACCTATGGCAAGCGATCGTTTAGCAAAATTAAATTGGAAACCTGGCAAACCAAAAACTGGAAGTAAAATTTTAGTTGTTCCTCCGAGCGAAAAAGTTATGAAATTTTACGATCAAGATCTTGATGCTTGGATGAAATTAACAATTGAAAACATCAAAAAACATACTGATCGTCCTATTGAAGTTAGATTAAAACCAGGAAGATCAGAAAGAGTTACAAAAAACACAATTTGGGATGCTATGGCTAATGATGTGTATTGCCTAGTAACATTTAATAGTATTGCTGCATCAGAAGCATTCTTATTTGGATTGCCTGCTATTGCACTAGCACCAAATGCTGCTAGTGCATTTTGCAATACTAGTATTGCAGACATTGAAAACAATTTACGTATACCTCATAGATCAACACAAGTAGAACTTGCAAATTTTTTAAGTTATAATCAATTTACACAAGCAGAAATGAAAGACGGAACAGCATGGAGAATTCTCACAGAAAATTATGAAAGTAGTTAGTTATCTAAGTGTTGTTCCTACTAAAAACAGCAATCAACAAAAAACAGAATTACTAAGAAGGTATGTAGAAGGCGTTCAAAAAAATGGTGACACTGGTATACTACACACAGGCTATCAACTTATCCCTGCAGATGTAGCAGTAATTCAAGGATGGGTGTATGAAAATAAAGCACCTGTACATTTAAAGTTACGTAATGATGTTATAGAATATCAAAAATTGCGAGACAGGTATACGTGTGCTGCTGATGCAAATTTATTAAATTATGCAAACAAACAAAATCCATTAGGATATCTACGGTATAGTTTTAATGGAGTTTTCCCTCATACTGGAATATATTGTGATAATAACATAGATGTTCAACGATGGAATAAAATTTCTGCAAATTATAAGATAAAGATAGAACCAACAAAAAGAAAAGGTAAATGGATTATACTTATGCTCCAACGAAACGGAGGTTGGAGTATGCAAGGAGAAGATGTACAAGATTGGGCATTAAAAACTATAAAAAGAATACGCAAATACACAGATAGACCTATTCTAATAAGAGCACATCCTGGCGACCAAAAAGCACAGCATTATCTAAATGAAAGACGCACTAGACTAAAAAATTTACCAGGAGTAAAAATATCTCCAATTGGCAGAAGTTTAGAAGAAGATTTAACTAAATGTTGGGCAGTTGTAAATCATAATAGTAGTGCAGTAGTTGGTCCTATGATACAAGGCTATCATACATTTATTACAGATGCAGGAGCAAGTCAATGTAGAGACGCTGCAAATACCGAATTGCAGTATATCGAGAATCCTTTAGAATTTGATAGAGAAAAATGGGCTCAACGAATAAGTATGTTTACTTGGAACTTTGCAGAATTATCATCTGGTGAATGCTGGTCACATATGAAAAATTATTGCCAATAAGATTCATTGCGTTGCACAATTAAATCTTTAGGTTTGTTACTTTTACCTACTTCTTTTCTGTCACCTTTTAGGTGATCAAAATATTTTCCTAAATCGCTATTAATCATAGGATGTCCTTCACCGTTAATCAAGTTACCACTTATATTGTAATACTTGCTTTGAGGACTTTTACTTTGTATTGTTTTTCTAACTTCTTCAAATACATAACTATCGTGCCATTCTTCCATTTTGAAAATTCCGTTTTCTGCATCTTCGTAAACACGTTCAAATTCTTTTAAAAAGTTTTGCCCAATTTTAGTTTTCAAATTAATACCGTAGAAGCCGCACTCTGGCCATTTCTTACCTCTACCCAAATAGCTCATCCATGCTTGTTCTGGACAAAATCTTGCAATGTCGTTGTATGTTGCAGGTGAATGTACATATGTATCTGCATCTAACCAAATTAACCAATCTGTATTACAACGTTGTGCAGCATCAAACACAGCATACACTTTGTTAGCAAAACGTATGGCATGCCATTTAAATTCTTTATGCCAGTCTCTTGGTCTACGTGCTTTTATCTCAGGTGGACATTTACCATTTGCTTTTGGTACATTTTTCCATCGTTCCTTAAACGCAACAAGTTTTGGAAGTTCTGCTTTTTGATCTAAAATTATAATACGACTATCATTTGTTTGCGGTACGCAATCTTCTGCATATAAGTACAATGTAAATTGTTTATCAATGTTTTTACTAAAACTATCGATAAATCGTTGCCCGTACAAGTCAAGTACAGGTTTATGAAAAGTTGAAACAAATGAAATAGTTTGCACAATAAAGTCCTTGTTAAATAATACTGGAGTATTTACAAATGAGATTTAGTTTATTTCCGCAATTTGGTGCAATGAACAGCAAACCTGTCTTTGAAGCATTTGAACACAGCTTACGCAAAGCTGGCCATATGGTAGAATACGATAGTATGCACGCCGATGTAGCTGTTATATGGAGCGTGTTATTTCACGGCAGAATGGCTGCAAATAAACCTATTTGGGATTACTATACAAAGACAGGTAAAAAAGTTATTGTATTAGAAGTTGGCGGAATCAAAAGAGGAACAACATGGAAGGTAGGACTTAATGGTATTAATCGTGATGGTTATTTTGGCAATACTGGTGCCAGCGGTGATCGTGCTACTGCGCTCGAAATAAATCTTAAACAATGGAAAGACGAAGGCGAGTATATATTAATATGCGGCCAACATGATAAAAGTCTACAATGGCAGAATATGCCACGTATGAGTCATTGGATAATGAATATAATAGATGAAGTACAAAGGTATTGTGATAAACCAATTGTTTTTAGACCACATCCAAGATGTAGATTAGATCACATTGAAAGACAATACAAAAATGTTTATAGAGACGATCCTATAAAACTTGATAATACATACGACGACTATAATTTAAGTTTTAAAGATTGTCATGCTGTAATAAGTTGGAGTAGTAATCCAGGACCGCAAGCTATATTAGCAGGTGTTCCAGTTTTTTGTGGTCCAAGTAGTTTAGCATATGATGTAGGTAACAAAGATATTAGTACAATAAAATATCCATTAAAACCAAATAGAAAACAATGGCTTAACGATTACGCTTGGACTGAATTTACTATAGAAGAAATAGCCAACGGTATCCCTTTGAAAAGATTGACTTCTCGCTTATAATTTGTTATACTTAACGTATGGAATTTATAGAAGATTATCTACAACATATTTGTGAAAAAAAGCTAGATAGCTTTAACAGGGTTGATTCAATTTACTTTAGTATTTACAAACAAGTTACTAAAGGAATTGGATTGACAGATAGGCAATACAATCTTATACACAAAAAAATAAGTGAATATTTTGACATTAGCGTAGATGTACAAACAAAAATACCTATGCGCAAAATTGATAGAAGCAAGTATATAAAGTTAGTTGATACATCAGATGTCTATGGACACGATAATGTTTATGAAAGTTACAAATCTAAATGGACATGGATTAAAGTACGGTTTCCTTTTAGTAAAAAAGATATTTGTAAAATTGAAAAATTAAAATATGATGTTGGCATAAGTGAATACTATCATAGTAAAGGTTCTCACGAACACTATTTTAAATTGTCTTACATTAATGCATTTCATGTTTGTAAATATTTTAAAAATACAGAATTTGATATTGCAGATGATATTTTATTATATGCAGATGAAACAAAAAAAGTATTAGAAAACAGAGACAATCATGTTCCTATGCTTAGTGGAAATACAATAATCAATGTACATGATAACATTACTAATCTAACAAAAAATTTAACTTACATACAAAAAGTTGATCAACATATAAGATACGGTTATGAAATACAAAGAATTAAACCACGCTATCTTATAGAAAAAATTGCATATAGAAATAATCGTATTGTTCCTGTTGATCCAAATGAAAACAGCCTGTATGATATTGCAAAAGCAATAAATACTTTGCAAAGATTTCCTTTGCTTGTATTAATTGATACTGATTTACCAAATTCTAGTATGTATGAACAAATAGTAGAATGGCACACTGCTTTTTCTAATTTTGTTGAAGTTAAACAACAAAGTGTTTTGTTTAGAGTAGAAACAAAAGATATTGAAAATAATTCATTAAATGATTTTGTAAAAGATAAACAACTAAACAATTGGGTTGACGAAAACACAAAAGTAGTGTATATTAAAAAGAACAAATTACCTAAATTACTAATCGATAGTTTTAAACCAATTTGTGCTGTTAGTAAAACTGCTACAAGATGGGGTGGTAATTTAGGTGCGTATGTAGATCATAATTGTGATTGTGTTATTGTACATGAAACAATCGATTATGGATTTTACAAAGGAAGATTTAGTGACAACCTGTAAACTTATTATCGAGGATGAAGTAAACATCAAACTAGAAGGATTAGATGTAGATGTACGGAGAAAGTTATCAAATGCTCTCAAGTTCGATGTGCCATACGCACGATATATGCCGCAGTATAAACTTGGACGTTGGGACGGCAAAGTTGCTTTTTTTGGTATTGGGGGTACAGGCTATGTTAATCATCTCGACGTCATTGTGGATGTACTTGAAAAAAACAGAGTAAGCATTGTAGACATTGAAGACAATCGTCATCCTATTCAACTTGACTTTCCACAAGTAACTGAACGCTATTGGGCAGATCAAGGTGTATGTTGGCCTAAAGGACATCCAGCCGAAGGCGAAGAAATCATTCTGCGTGACTATCAAGTAGAAGCAATCAATAACTTTGCAAACAATCCACAGAGTCTACAACAGATTGCTACAGGTGCAGGCAAGACTATTACTACTGCTACACTATCACATATGAGTGAAAAGTATGGACGCAGTTTGGTTATTGTCCCCAATAAGTCGCTAGTTGAGCAAACTGAAGAAGACTATATTAACTGCGGCTTAGATGTAGGTGTATACTTTGGTGATAGAAAGATGTTAAACAAAACACATACTATTTGTACATGGCAAAGTTTAAACATACTTGACAAACGACACAAAGATGGCGAAGCAGTATTATCACTAGCAGAGTTTTTAGAAGGTGTTAGCACGGTAATTGTAGACGAGGTACACCAAGCAAAAGCAGAAGTATTAAAAAACTTACTAACACGCAACTTGCGTAATGCTCCAATACGTTGGGGATTAACTGGCACCATACCTAAAGAGAAGTTTGAATTTGAATCAATACATGCAAGTTTAGGTCCAGTTATTGGAGAAATTACAGCAAAAGAATTACAAGACAAAGGTGTACTATCGCAATGTCATGTTAATATTGTACAACTTATTGATACGGTAGCACATAATAATTATCAAGAAGAATTAAAATACTTAACAACAAATAAAGCAAGAATTGAATATATAGGCAAATTATTAAACACGGTAAAACAATCAGGCAATACTCTAATACTTGTTGATAGGATTTCAGCAGGCGAGATCCTACAAGAACTTATTCCAGGATCTACTTTTGTTAAAGGTGATGTTAAACTAAAGGATAGAAAAGATGCATATGACGAAATTAACACGGCAGATAATCAAGTGGTTATTGCCACTTATGGTGTTGCTGCTGTTGGTATTAATATCCCTCGCATCTTTAATTTGGTTCTTATTGAACCCGGAAAATCTTTTGTTAGAGTTATTCAAAGTATAGGCAGAGGCGTAAGAAAGGCAAAGGACAAAGACTTCGTACAAATATGGGATCTTACAAGCACTTGTAAGTTTGCGAAGCGGCACCTTACTCAACGTAAAAAGTTTTACAAAGAGGCGCAGTATCCATTTACAATAGAAAAAGTAGATTGGAATTAAATGAATATACTTACACTAGAAAACAAAAGTTTTAATTTAAATCAATTACCGGACGAAGTTGACGATACAATGAGGTTTAGTGTACTAGATAATAGCAATCCTCAAGATCCTGATTTCTTTTTTAATCCATTAATATTTTTAGAAAGTTTTAACTCACCAGCAGCAGTAATTGAAATCAACGGTAATGAAATTGTAATGCCTTTAGATTGGTGTATTGCAGTTGGTTGTAGTCATGCAGGAAGTGACTTAGAAGTACTACCTTTAACAAGTTTAAATGAAAGAGGTTTTGAAGCATTCCTTTTTAATCCACTTACAGGTTATCAACCAAAATTTGGTACAATTGAAATAGTTAATTTTTATAATGATGTTAAATGGTATTTTCCAAAAATGAAAAACGGGCAATTGTTAAGTGTGCCAATTACAGAAGGTGAAAATCCTTTCTGTGCATACTTTGTTAAAGATATTAGTAGACAATGCGAAATTGTTGACTTTGGTAAATTATTATAGGAGAACAAAATGAAAGCAGGAAAGATTTGGGGACAAACTGAACTTATCCACGCTAACGGTGTGTTAGAGTTTCACCGTATTGAATTCAAAGGTGGCTACAAGTGTAGCGAACACGAACACAGATTCAAGTGGAATGGTTTCTTTGTTGAATCAGGCAAAATGCTAGTGCGTGTATGGCAAAAGGATTATAATCTAGTTGATGAAACTATTTTAGGCCCAGGCGATTTTACACAAGTAAAGCCAGGTGTTATTCATCAGTTTGAAGGACTTGAAGACGGTGTAGCATTTGAACTATACTGGGCAGAGTTTAACCATAATGATATAGTGAGAAGGACCGTTGGATCTGCAACATGAGAGCACCAGATCTGATACCCGGCCAGCCACTAATATATGAACGTGCTGATGGCGTAGTTTACGCTAGGTATCGAGATCCTCCATACAATGAGCTATATGACAGATGGATAATCGGCGGAGATGCAGATGCTGTAAGTAGAGCAACAGGTAACCTATTTAGTTATGCAGATTGGCAAGAAATGATGGAACTAGCAAAAGAATATCCAACATTAAAAAAACAAATGCAGAAACTAGTAACAACATATTATATGGTAAAGGAAAATAAATGAACAATTACATTTTTACTAGCGAAAGTGTTAGTGATGGTCACCCAGATAAGGTTGCAGACCAAATCTCAGATGCACTAGTTGATGCTGGGTTGAAAGCAGGAGACGAGACAACTCGTGTTGCTGTTGAAACACTTGTAACTACCAATCATGTAACATTGGCGGGCGAAGTAAAAAACTTTAATGTGAGCAAAGAAGAAGTCAAAGAAATTGTGCGCAATAAAGTTAAAGAGATTGGTTATGAGCAGAGAGGTTTTCATTGGGACAAATTAAATATTTACAATGAGATCCACAGCCAAAGTGCTGACATTGCACTAGGAACTGATGACTTCGGTGCAGGCGACCAAGGCATTATGTTTGGCTATGCTTGTAATGATAATGAAGCATATCTGCCTGCACCTATTTACTACGCTCACGAAATACTAAAAAAACTTAAAAACTTTTCTCCTTGCTTGCGTCCAGATGCAAAATCTCAAGTTAGTGTCGAATACGAAGGTGGCAAAGTTAAGCGCATTGATCAAGTTGTGATAAGTACACAGCACGAACTAGATAAAAACACACAAGCAAAAAATTGTGCAAGACATGTGGCAAAAGAAGTACTAGGAGAATTAGTTGATAAAGATACTATATGGCATCTTAATCCTACTGGCAACTTTGTTATTGGTGGGCCTGATGGTGACGCTGGTGTTACTGGACGTAAGATTATCGTTGATACTTATGGCGGTTTTGCTCCTCACGGTGGCGGTGCTTTTAGTGGCAAAGATCCCACCAAAGTAGATAGAAGTGCAGCCTATATGGCTCGTTGGTTAGCAAAGAATGTTGTAGCAGATGATATGGCAGACTGGTGTCAAATTCAGTTATCGTATGCTATCGGTGTAAAAGAACCTACTAGTATCTATGTTGATTCAAATGGACACAATCGTAGTATACAACGTTTTATTCGTGAAAACATTGATCTAACACCAAAAGGCATTATTGATAGATTTGACTTGTTTAACTTTCACCAGTATAGTAGTAATTGTACATACGGACACTTTGGCAACAAAGATGTACCTTGGGAAAGGATTGGTTGGTAATGCGTATTATTGCAGGACCGTGTCAACACGAAACACTAGAACAAAGTTTAGAGATTGCATCGGAGTGCAAACGTGTATGTGACTTGTTTGACATTGAATATATTTTTAAAGCAAGTTTTGACAAAGCAAATAGAACAAGCATAGCAGGCAAACGTGGAGTAGGAATGCCTGCAACTATGCAAGACTTTATTGATATTAAAGAAAAAATAAATGTTAAAACATTAACAGACGTACATGATGTTATGCAGATAAAAGCAATATGTAATCAATTCAATTATGCAATCGACGTGTTACAGATTCCTGCATTTTTGTGTAGACAAACAGATTTAATTCAAGCAGCATGTAAAACAAATAAAATTGTAAATATCAAAAAAGGGCAATTCTTGGCACCTTGGGATGTTAAAGGTATACTAAGTAAAACTGAAGGTGCTAGAGAAGTTTGGATAACCGAAAGGGGTACTAGTTTTGGGTATAATACTTTGGTCACTGATTTTACTGGCATCCAGTATATGCGTGACAATTTTTCTGTTCCTGTGGTATTTGACGTCACACACTCAGTCCAGAAGCCAGGAGGCCAAGGTGACAGCAGTGGTGGGAATAGGGATTATGTTCCAGCTCTTGCTCGTGCTGCTGCTGGCATGGGCGTTGATAACTTTTTCTTAGAAGTACATGTTGATCCAGATAACGCTCCAAGTGATGGACCTAATATGTTACGCTTAGAAGACTTTGTCGAAACCGTACGACAATTATATCATATCAATAAAACCGTAAAAGGATTCGAATGACAACAGCAATACTAATACCTGCACGATATGCCAGTAGTAGATTTCCTGGTAAAATGATGGCCAAATTAAATGGCGTGCCACTAGTAGAACACGTTTATAACAAGTGTGCTGCTACAGGACTAGATACATATGTACTTACAGATCATCAAGACATTTACAACTATATGGGTGCTAATAGATGTCTTATGACAGGTGAAGCAGAAAATGGCACAGAACGTTGTATGCAGGTTATTGACAAAGTACTACAATATGATAGATATATTAACGTACAAGGTGACATGCCTGATATCACTGAAGATATCATACGTGCAGTAGAAGGCGAACTACAACGTAGTGATATTGCAACCGCATATACGCCCATGGATTTTAACTTGCGAAATGATCCAAATAGTGTTAAAATGATCCATAGTAGAGGTAGAGCACATTGGTTTTTACGTGCAAGTCTTACATACGGTGATCACCACTTAGGTGTGTATGGCTACAACAGAGAAGCAAAGATTGTTTATACCACAAGCATTAAATACACAGAGGAAGATATCGAACAACTAGAACAACTGCGTTGGATACAAAACGGACATAAAATTGGTGTAGTAGAAGTTGAGTTTGACGGTATTGAAATTAACACGCCAGAGGATTTAGAAAAGTGGGAAAAAAATAATGGCTAGAGAACTAATAGACAATAAAGATAAAAAGTTAATCGAACAATGGTTAAAAAATAATAAAATTACAATTTGTGAAGCAGGTGCTATCACCGAAGATATTGTATATACATTTGGTTCAAAGAAAAAGAAAAAAACAACAAATGCCAAATAAAGAACTAGACTTGTTTAAAGAACTTATCCCTGCTATCGATATGGGCATCAAAGAGTTGTATGACGCTGCTGGAGATGATGGCAAGAAGGATATAAAACTTGACTTATGGAACTTGAACCGTTATATTAGTAGTGTAAAAGGCAACTATGAAAAAACTGCACTAGCAGTGTTCAAGGTTAATGAATACTACAACAAGAACTGGAATGTGCTAGGCGGCACTAATCATGTAAAACTGCAATGGCAATTATTATGTGTTGCTGGCAAAACAGGTAAAACACAATTCCATCCGTGGATTGGACTAAAAAAGAAAAAAGACGATAGCAGCAAAGCAGTAAATTTGTTATCACAAATATATCCAGATATGAAAATGGACGAGGTAGAAACACTTGCTAGAATATCTACAAAAAAAGAAATTAAAGAACTCGCCCGAGAACACGGTTACGAAAAAGTTGACATCTAAATACACTTGTGAATATTGTTCAAAAAGTTATATGAAAGAAAGTACATTGTTAGCGCATATGTGCGAGCCAAAGAGACGTTGGCTACAAAAAGATGAAAAACGTGTACAGGTTGGCTTTTATGCATTTCAAAGATTTTACAAGCTGAGTGCAGGACACAAGAAAGATAAGACATATGAAGAATTTGTTAAGTCATCCTTCTACAATGCGTTTGTTAAGTTTGGTAGTTTTGTTAACAATGTACGGCCTCTCTATCCTGACAAGTATATTGATTACGTAGTTACTAGCAACGTAAAACTAGATCACTGGTGTAGAGAAGAAATGTATGAAAAATACGCCATTGAACTTATTCGCAAAGAAGGTGTAGAAACTGCATTAGAGCGTTCAATAAATACAATGACCGAATGGGCTAAAGAAAAGAATAGTATGTATAATCATTATTTCTTGTATGCTTCACCAAATAGAATTACATGGGATATTAAAGATGGAAAAATTTCGCCTTGGTTAGTATTGAATTGTACAAGTGGAAAAACTGCATTAAGTAATTTTAATGACGAACAATTAAGCATGTTGAATGCTGTTTTAGATCCAAGTCATTGGGCATTACGTTTTAAAAGACAACCGAAAGATGTTGAATTAGTTAAAACAATAGTCGAGAAAGCAAATATATGAATTTTAGAAAATTGCAAGATGATGTACAAGTTTACGAACTTGATGAACCTGTTGAACTGATTGTTAAAACCAAAGCACCAGCAAAGTGGTTATTGATTGACAGAGAGACAGGAGAGCAGTATATTGGTGCTACGCCTAAAGAAGGCGAAAAGCATTGGAATCGTGTACCTGATAGTGAAATGTGGAGATATGCAATGGAGCGTGAAGATGCCTGATATTGACATCGACTTTGCTGATCGCAGTGTTATATTAGACAAGATACAACACCGTGTAGCAAAATTAGATACAGGTAAAAAACACAATACTGGTGTGTATGTAACCGAGTGTCCGCACAACCCTGTTGACAACTTGGCTACTATTGATTACAAGACAGCAGAAGATAGAGGCTACTTCAAACTAGACTTTCTTAATGTTAGCATTTACAATGATGTTAAGGACGAAGAACATTTACAACGTTTAATGAACAAGGAACCAGAATGGAGTCTTTTACAACACGACGATTTCACCGATCTTATCTTTCATATCTCCGGACACGGAGAAATATTACGCAAAACAAAGCCGACAAACGTAGAACAATTAGCAGCAGTACTAGCGATGATACGGCCGGCCAAACGCCATCTTGTTAACGAAACTTGGCCAACGATATTAGAAAAAGTGTGGGTCGCTCCCACTGACGGTGGTTACTATTTTAAGAAAGCACATGCTATTGCATATGCTGTTAGTGTTGTAGTTCATATGAATTTAATTTGTGAACAACTTAACGAACAGCAGACCGTCTCATAACTTGCACACTTTTACGTTTTACTCTTTTTATTGTCAAGTTATTTAAATTAACACAATGACCCATTACTACTTTAACATCTTTAGAATTCATAGTCATCATACTATAACTTAATTCATGAATCTCACTACGTAGAAAAATGTTTATAGGAATCATTCTATTAGATTCCCACCACCAAATTTCACCTAGTTCTAATAATAAACATTTGTGTTCTTCGGTACGTAATTTGGTGTAAACATACATAGTTGTTACAATACTATCTTGATTTACAATAATACCCACGTATTCGTTGCCGCCATAGGCGACTACGCTCAAATAAGGAAATTTTGTTTCAATATCTTTTAATAACATATTACCATAAATACTTATATAAAAAGGTTCCAGCCAATGCAAAAAATGTATAGATATTTAGCAAATAACAAAGTTGTTGTTCTAGCCAATTTGGCAGGTTACGTGACGGAGTATAGACCAGTGTATCAAAAAAATTTACAAGTATATAGAGGCATTGATAATGTAGTACATTTTGAAGTACGTAATCATGATCAAAAGCCTATAAATTTAAGTGGGTATACACCAAAGATTATGGTGTTTACTGAAAACAATGTTCTTGTATTAGAAAAAGAAGGCAACGTTTTAGACGATGCAATTACAAGAACAACTAGTGCAGTAGAAACTGCACCCGATAAAACATTAACATTTTCAAGTACAAGTAATATTACAGCAGGTATGTTTGTAAGTGGAACCTACATCAAAAATAACACACTGGTAACTGATGTAACTGACAACACCGTGACTATGAATAAATCTGCTACTGACGCTGTTCCTACTGGAACTGAAATTACTTTCCAAACAAAAAGTAAAAAAGGCGTGTTTACAATTACATTAACAGAAAATGAATTGTTAGATCTAAAACAACAATATTTAAAATATGCAATTTATCTAGTTAACAGCACTGGAGAAAAAGTTTTAACATACAGCAGTGACCATTTTGAAGCAAAAGGAACTATGTACTTAGATGGAATGACATTTCCTGGACCTTTAGCAAGTTATAATTTACAATCGTTTACAGCAGACAACGATGTTTGGTATACTGAATCAATTGATGCTCAACCAGGAATAAACGGAAATAGTGCATTACACACAGCAGCATTTTATACAGATACTTTTTCTGGTGATATAGTTGTTGAAGGTACATTAGAAAATTTAGTTACATTGGATACAAACTGGGCAGAAGTTGCTACTCTTACACTTACAGGATCTGAATCAGAGCCAACTCCTTTAAATTTTAACGGCGTATTTACTTTTTTAAGATTTAAAACTGCAACTGATCCTACGGACAAAATATCAAAAATATTAATTAGAAATTAAGGTAAATACGTTATGGCATTTAGTGAAACAATATTATCAAATCAAACTCATCCAGGTGATAGTACAACAGAAACCGTAACAGGTGACAAGTACAAAGGCGACGGCTATTATGGACGTAGCGATGGATTTCACACGGTGCAATATTCAGTAAATGGCTTTATAGGATCAATTGACATGGAAGCAACACTTGCAGTAGAACCTACTGCTGATGATTGGTTTACTTTAAACACAAATCTAACAAGTGCAGATGATTCTAGTAGTTATGCAACAGGAAGTTTTATATACAACTTCACAGGTAACTATGTTTGGGTAAGAGCTAAAGTTACAAACTGGACTGATGGCGACATAACACGTATACAATTAAACCATTGACAATACTATAATACGATGCTAATATATATGTATGAGCATCGTATCTGACACCTTGACACTATATCTGCCTGCAAAGCGCAAAACTACTCCTAGTGGGTGGACCAGTTTCAATGCGCCTTGTTGTGTTCACAATAATGAAAATGCAGATACAAGAGGCAGAGGCGGTATCATATATGAAGGCGAAGTTATTTCATATCATTGTTTTAACTGCGGCTTCAAAGCAAGTTGGCAACCAGGACGTAATCTTAGTTACAAACTCAAAAAACTTTTGGAATGGTTAAACGTTCCTGATCAAGATATTACAAAACTTGCACTGGATGTAATGCGTGAAAACGAAGGCGTCGAAGTTCAAAAATATTCTGTTGAACTGCCAGAGTTTGCAACTACACAATTACCAGAAGGTGCAGAGCCATTGTCCAAACACATGTGGGCAGAGGCTGGTCATTTAGACGAAAGAATCACACGTTGCTTTCAATATATGTTAGAACGTGATTTAAGTATCGAGGACATAGATTATCACTGGTCGCCAACACTTGCTTATCGTGACAGACTTATTATACCTTTCTACTACGAGGGTCGTATAGTTGGATATACAGCCCGTACAATTAAGGATAACAAGGTTAAGTATCTAACTGACTCGCAACCTGGGTATGTGTTTAACTTAGACGCACAAGGTCCTAATAAAGTGTTTTGTATAGTATGCGAAGGTCCTATTGATGCACTGCACGTAGAAGGTTGCGCACTTACAGGAAGCGATATTAATGACGCACAAGCACTATTACTTAACAGGCTTAACAAAGATATATATGTTGTTCCAGACAGAGATAAAGCCGGAAGCAAGTTGGTGGAGCAGGCTATCGATAGAGGTTGGCATGTTAGTTTACCAGACTGGGATACAGAAGTAAATGACATCGGTGATGCAGTAGCAAAATATGGAAGGCTATATACATTGTATAGTATTGCAAGTGCTGCTGAAAGCAGCCCATTAAAAATAAGATTAAAGGCGAAAAAATGGTTTGGTTAAAAAGACTATGGAGTTGGATTTTATATCCGTATAGATATATCAAAGAAGAACGTGAATTCAAAAAGCGTATAAAAAAACTTAGAGAACAGGACCCGTTTATCTACAAATGAAGAAATGGTTAATGGGTACAAAGTTGTTTTGGCGACTATACTTTTGGTGGGGTATTCGTCAAGCACGTAAACGTAGAATAGCACGAGAAGCAGAACTAGCAAAGCGTCCACTAATGACAAATGATGAGTATTGGGAGAAAGTTCACAATGATAGAACTAATAATCTATAACATTCTATTTTGGGTACCGTATATTTGGTTATGCAGTTTACCAGAAAAACTAATGCAGGCGGCCATTGACGCAGCATGATATCAATAATTCAACACCCAAGTAATTTAGAAGGTACTAATGAATTTTGGCTGTCTAGTTATTTAGGTATGCAAAAGATTAAGTACGAATTAATATCATTCGAAGATATAAAAAATAATCTTGTTTTATATGAAATAAGTTGTAATGGAAATATTAAAAAGTATCATTCTAAAGTTTTGCCAACTATTCCAAATAATGTTATTCAACAACTTGTTGAAAACAAAAACTTTTATTTGATACTAGGTGCTGCAACCGAGGGTTACAACACTGACATAAATCTATTAGAGAAATTTTGTAATGACAAAAATATATCTCATCACAAAGTGATTTTACTTACTGGTAATTGTAGACACATTGATTACTACAAAACTTCGATACCTGTGATATATATTCCTTGGTTTGAAAAAAAATCTAAGAACGAAGCAATACAAACTTTAAATGTTCCGTTTGATTTAAAAAGGCAGTATACATGGCTTAGTTTAAATCGTATTCCTCGTCCTCATCGTGTTGTGCATGTAAGTCATTTACTTAATAACAATCTAGCAGATAAATTCCTATGGAGTTTAGATAATCATCCAAAAGGTTTAAAATTTATTTTTGAGTCTACAAAGAATGCGTTTAATAATGAATTAACAAAAGACATCGGAGTGTTACGTAAACATCCTTTGCCTAAAGTTTTAGATATACCAGATTTTAATTTATTTACATCAACTAACCCTAACCTATATCACTTATACAAACAAGCATATTTTAGTGTTGTAACTGAAACAAGTGTAGCAAATGACACTACTTTTATATCAGAAAAAACATTTAAACCAATTATAAATGGTCATCCTTTTATTATTATTGGCAATCCAAAAACACTTGATACTTTGCATAATTGGGGATATAAAACCTATCATGGGTTATTCAATGAAGCATATGATAAGATAGAAGATAAAAATGCACGTATACAATTTATTAATAATGAAATAGAAAGAATAAGTGCATTATCTTTAGACGAAATACACGAGCTGTACAACAACGTAAAAGACATAATTGTGTATAATCAACAAAGATTCTTTATGGAAAAAACATTCAAAGAAGATAAAATATTTTTAAGTAGTATAGGATATACAACATGATTACATGGGGTATAAGTGCTAACAGCCACGATGCAGCGTTAGCTGTATTTTATCATAGACCGTGGGCTAATGGTAGTATAGAGCTACTATTTGCCAGTCATAGCGAACGCTATAGTGGTGTAAAAAACGATGCACATTTAAATGATAAATTAATAAGTGAAGCAAAAAAATATGGAGAGCCAGATGAAATTATTTGGTATGAAAGACCCTTTGTCAAAACTCTTAGACAACTTAGAGCAGGGCAAGGATTCAAATACTTGGGTAAAAACAACATTAGTCGGTATCTTCGATCTTATGGTATATCTGCTCCTATTCGCTATACTGATCATCACCTTGCCCATGCTGCTGCCGGTTATTATACTTCGCCTTTTACTGACGCCAGCGTTGTTGTTATCGACAGCATTGGAGAATTTGATACACTCACTATCTGGAATGCGTCAGAAGAAAAAGGCCTTAAGCGTGTATTTTGTCAACGGTATCCCCATTCAATCGGACTCTGGTACTCGGCGTTTACGCAAAGAATAGGCCTAAAGCCACAGGAGGATGAATACATACTTATGGGTATGGCAGCGTATGGTGACCCCCTACGTTTTTTTGACGAAATAATGAAAGAATTTATTCACGTTGTTGATCAGGATAACAGCCCACGTATAAAATTTAAACATAACTTACATAGGGGCTGCATGTGGTGGCGACCAGAACTTAATAGCCCCCAGGATCTTATGGACATAGCGGCTGCTGTACAAGCAATATATGCGTACTTATTGAAAGTGATAAGTAACTGGGCTAGGTGGAAATCGCCATCGGGTAACCTTGTGTTAATGGGTGGGTGTGCTTTAAATTGTGCAGCTAATAGTACAATCTACAAAGATTGGAATGATGTTTGGATTATGCCCAACCCGGGTGATGCAGGCAGTGCTATAGGTGCTCCTCTTGCTCATTGGCGTCAACACATTTCGTGGCCGGGTCCATATTTAGGACATACTATTCAAGGAGACTATCCAGTTGAAGAAGCATTACAGGAACTACTTACTACTGGTATTGTTGGTGTTGCCAATGGGGCTGCTGAATTCGGCCCCAGAGCACTTGGACACCGTTCCCTCCTTGCAGACCCTAGAGGACCCGACATCAAAGACCGAGTCAACAACATCAAAAAGAGACAGCTTTTCAGACCTTTTGCTCCAGCGGTCCTTGCCGAACATGCCCGAGATTACTTTGACGGACCAACAGGACCCTTTATGCAATACACTTCTACTTGCACAGATCCTGGACTACCTGCAATCGTCCACGGGGACGGCACCTCTAGGGTACAGGCAGTTTCTGCAGATCAAAGCGTGGGCTTTAGAAAATTGCTAGAACGTTGGTACGAAGAAACAGGTTGTCCTATACTGCTAAACACTAGCCTAAACATCAAAGGCAAACCTATTGTAAATACCGTTGAAGACGCACAAGAATTTGAAAAACAATATGGAGTTAGAGTATGTACGGCTGCTGCAAAAACGTAATACAAGAGCAACATAAAGAAATAATTGAAATTGACAACCACAAGTTTTGTGTTATAATTAGATATTGCAAGACATGCGGACAAGTAAAAGCACAATCTCATATCACGGAAGTAAAGAATGGCAACTAGACAAAATACAGATTATGGATATGATATACAAAAAGTATATTTAGAAATGTTTATGACAGACGCAGAAAGTTTTGTGCGCTGTCAAGGTGTGTTTGATCCGCAAACATTTGATAGACGCTTACAAGATCCAGCAAAATTTGTAAAGGATTATGTGGAAGAACACAATGCACTTCCAACATTTGATATGGTTAATGCTGCTACTAACAGCGACTTAAAAGATCCAGGGCAACTGCAAGAGAATCATTATGATTGGTTGTTGCAAGACTTTGAAACATTTAGCAAACATAAAGCATTAGAAGCAGCTATTCTTAAAAGTGCAGACTTGTTGGAAAAAGGGCAGTATGGTGCGTGTGAGGACTTGGTTAAACAGGCTGTACAAATTGGGTTGCAAAAAGACTTGGGCACAGATTACTTTGCAGATCCAAGGGCTAGACTAGAAGGTATTAAAGACAAAAACGGACAAGTTAGCACAGGCTGGCCAGCACTAGATAAGAAATTGTTTGGTGGATTTAACAGAGGCGAACTAAACATTTTTGCAGGTGGTTCGGGTTCAGGTAAGAGTTTGTTCTTGGCTAATTTGGGTGTGAACTGGTGCTTGCTAGGTATGAACGTGTTGTATCTAACATTTGAACTTAGTGAAGCATTGGTTAGTATGCGTGTAGATTCAATGACAACTGATATTGCAAGTCGTGACATTTTTAAAAGCATTGACGATGTTGAAATGAAAGTCAAGATGATTGGCAAGAAAGCAGGTGCATTCCAAGTCAAGTATATGCCCACAGGTAAGAACGCAAACGATTTAAGAGCATACATCAAAGAGTATGAGATTAAGACTGGACGCAAACTTGATGTTGTGCTAGTAGACTATTTGGATTTGATGCATCCAAATGCTGTTAAGATTTCAGCAGAGAACTTGTTTGTTAAGGACAAGTATGTATCAGAAGAACTGCGTAACTTGGCTATGGAACTTAATACGGTGTTTGTTACAGCATCGCAGTTGAACAGAAGTTCAGTTGAAGAAATTGAATTTGACCATAGTCACATATCTGGTGGTATTTCAAAGATCAATACAGCAGATAATTTGATTGGTATCTTTACAAGTAGAGCAATGCGTGAGCGTGGACGCTATCAAATACAACTTATGAAAACACGTAGTAGTAGTGGTGTTGGACAAAAGATTGATTTAGAATTTGATGTAGATAGTTTACGTATACGTGATTTAGGCGAGGATGAAGAATACAAAGAATTTGAGAAACGCAAGTCAACCGTATTTGATCAAATCAAGCGCAATAATACACCCGCAGTTGAAAAAGAAGATCCCAGCGAAGGCGACACGGTAGGCAAAATTCGTGCAGAAGCAGACAGCACACAATTAAGAAACTTTTTGAGTAATTTAGGATCTTAATCAAAAATTATTTTTGCCAACGAATCTTGAGACTAAATAACTTGCGTTTAAAAAACGCTAGGCAAAATATTTAGACTACAAGAGGCTAACATGAAAACAGATTTAGAAAATATACAAAGGCTTTATGACAGATTTAAAAGGCCAGTACCTGAAGGTACAGAATATCAAGAGAGACTAGTTGAAGAGTTTGAGTTAATACTAGACCTACGCTTCACAGAATACTTCCTACAAATTTGTGACATTATAGATCTTACCACTGATATCAAACACATGACACGTGGATCAGCGGGCAGTAGTCTAGTGTGTTACTTGCTTGGGATTACAGACGTGGATCCCATCAAGTGGAAGATACCTGTGGCACGGTTTATGAACCCACTGCGTGATGACCTACCGGATGTTGATATCGATTTTGAACATTGGCGACAAGGTGAAGTTATGAATCGCATATTCAAAAAGTGGCCCGGCATGACGGCAAGGTTGAGCAACTATGTCACGTACAAACCAAAAAGTGCCAAACGTGAGGCAGCCAAACGATTGGGCGCCACAGGTAGACTTCCTAGAAACTTTACATATGAATCAGTAGGTGTAGATCCTACAGAAGCAAAACGCATAGAGCGTAAATTACTAGGCAAAAAAAGAGCAATATCAAAACATTGTGGAGGCATCGTTATGTTCACTAGAAAACTACCTAAATCACTTATCTCAGAAGACAACCAAATATTATTAGACAAACACGAAGTTGAGGATCTTGAACACCTCAAAGTTGACATACTGGCCAATAGAGGCTTGAGTCAACTACTGGAAATAGACCCGCATACAGCATTAGAAGACTATCCTGAAGAGGATGCAGCAACAGCAGCATTGCTTGCTAGAGGCGATGTACTAGGTGTTACACAAGGGGAAAGCCCTGCTATGCGTAGACTATTCCGTGCAATACAACCTACCTGTGTACAGGATTGTGTGTTTGCTACAGCCCTTGTACGACCTGTTGCTATGAGCGGAAGACAAAAAGCAGCAGTGTTCCAAGACTGGTCGCAAGAAGCAACACAAGACAGCATTGTATTTGAAGACGATGCTATAGAAATTATAAGTAGCATTATAGGAGTAGATGCATATGAAGCTGATTCATACCGTAGGGCGTTTGCCAAAAAGAATGATGAAAAGATTTTGGAGTTTGTGGAACGCTTGGGAAACAACCCTCAACGAGCACAGGCCATGGCTGCACTACAGGAGTTATCCGGTTTCGGACTATGCCGCGCTCATGCTGTTAATCTCGGAAGACTCATCTGGGCACTGGCATACCAAAAAGCACACAACCCAGAAGCCTTCTGGAGAGCCAACCTCCGTCACTGCCAAGGAAGCTATAGAAGCTGGGTGTATCAAACAGAAGCACACAGACGAAACATACTAACTGAACCTGGTTGGTGGCACAGAGGATTTCCACGTGGACTAGGTGTACAACAGCGTTTCTTAGAACGTGTAAACTTTGCTGGTGTTATTGCCAACGGTAGAACATTCCGTGGCCGCAACGGACGCTATGTTACATTCCTCACACTGGGCACCAACTATGGTGAATACGTAGATGTAACCATACAAAAGCCGTTTCAGTATAGAGACGGCGACATAGTCAGTGGTAGCGGAGTTGTTAGACACCAAAACAACTCAGATTACATCAATTGTACAGATGCAAGATTGTTTACTTTTGCGCAATGGCGACAGGAGACATATGACGTCTAATACCAATTGCTCTGTGAGGATCAAACAAATCATAACGCACACGGTTTTCTTGATTGCCTCCTAGTATTACCCAGTATTCTCGATCGTTGTGTGTTTGTGTTTTGACATAAAATCCAACATGTCCTTGCCAACCTTGATTTCCTCGAGGAAAAACAACTACATCTCCACGCTGTATATCAACACGTTCTACACGAGTTCCCCAATACAGAAAACTACGTGCCATCAACGGTGGATAACGTGTTTGATCATTTAAACTGGGAATACCGTCTAGTTCTAGTACAGCATTGGCAAAGGCTGCACACCATTCTGTACGCACAGGATCAACGCCCGTAAATGCACGTATCTCTGATCTATCTGCACGTTCTTCTAATCCTATATATGGTTGCGCTGTTACAACCGAGTCTTTTGTGTCAATGGTCCCACAGGCACCCAAGAACACGAATATTGCAATCGAACCCCTCATGTAATATTTAGTCGTCGTATATCCTGGTAAATGTTTGCCCCACAAGAGGATGTCGCAACTGCCAAGTTGTGCCCCAATTATCCGTGCCTACAGCAGTGTATTGTATAGTAAAGAAATTGGTATTCAACAACACAGCTTGTAAACCTGCATGATCATCAGTGACGCATCTATTGACTAGATCCAAGTGTATGCTGTGTTGATTGGGCAAAGCACACAATTCATCAATGCCTTCCCACCAACTATGATGTGTATCAGGTGGTTTGAACAGATCGTTAACTGCATGTAATACCTGTGCATCTCCTGGTCTCAAATGTTGTCGCAACAAATCCCATTGCCAAAAATGCCCACACTTGAAGTCTATGTACACAGGATCTGGTATATCCCATGTGCGTTCCACATGACCTACTTCACTGCAAAGTCTATTGTAACCTTGTTCAGCAGTGTATTGATCTATAACTATACAATGATCTGGTGAATAATCACATGGCAGCAAACCTGTGGCCATCCAAGCGGGTAATACGTTCATCACGATATTTATAATACACGAGTGAAACAGCCCAAAAGCCTGAAAGGTCTGCGCCGCCAAAAAGCCGCTTGCGGTAAACGCATTTTCCTAACAGCAGCGTAGCTGCTTGCGGTTTTAGCACCCACACTACTATTTGGATATATAAAATAAAAAAATCCCTTACCGTGTCATACGGTGCCTAACGACACGTCATATGGTATCTAACGAAGCGGTGAAGTGTTTTACTGGTATACAGCGTAGATCTCACAATGCTTTTATAATAACATAGCGACTATATCCTACGCAAAAAGACTATACCGTCCATTGGGTCTATAACGCTGTATACCTAAAGGTATTTATAAGAAAAATCAACATCCGTATACTTTAATGCTACATAACTTATCATTGACCGTTTACTATGTAATGCTATGAATCTTGCTCTATATGGTCCTGGAAAGTCTGGATGCTCTATCAATCGAAATCCATGATAGATTAATTCTACTTTGAAATACTGAACTTTACCCAAATGTGGGTAATTGAATGGATCTAGCGATGCTCTGTGTACTTGAACAAAGTATTGATTCATACAAATATTTATACACGTTGAATGTCCAGCATACGCTGTACAGCTCGAGCACTCCGTGAACTCGCAGTAGATCGGATCGAGTACGTTAATACAAGAGTGATATCACTCTTCTGATAGAGGACAAAAAGACTTTTGTCCCCAAATGGGTCTGAGAGCCGCTTTCCTTCGAAAAGGGTCCTACAGGGTAAAAAAATTTGCTGCGCAAAAAATTATAGGGAAGTACTTATAGTTTCAGGGTGGTGAATTCTACACCCCATTAAGCTACTGCTAAGTCATTGTTTTTATTACATTTATTACGCCGGCCGGCCTCGATCGTTTTTTTATTTTTTCTCTACCGACCTGCCAAAAAAAAATGGCCGCCCGAGCGACCATAGTTCTTGACCAACGCCAACACAAATTAATCTAATCTTGAACCTGCATATGCTGTGAAGCCATAGCGTTTGAACACTGCTGCTGCTGCTCGTGCACCTGCTTCTAGCGTGTCCACGTTCTGTGTAGGATACTTGCTAGGATTCCAAATGCTAAAGGTACGAGTCCAGTCCTGTGTAACACCTGCTGCCTTTAGCGCACGGCCCAGCTTGCTGTTGCCTTTCAGCTTTGTATCATTGTGTGAGTAGATGTTTACCCAAGCAAAGCCACATGCTCCCCAGCCACTATTGGGAAAGTGTTTGTTTTCATATTGTTCTGCGGCAGCGGCTGCTTCTGCTTGTGCTTCAGCTACGATGTTCTTGAGTTCTGTTACGGTGTAAGACATGTGTTGCTCCTCTTTGTCTTGTTGCCCTATGTGTATACTTTACGACATGCAGTGTTTGTTGTCAACCAGTTTATGCAAAGTCTGTGGGACGCAGTTCTATGTCGTGTTCTACTTCCATCCACAGGTTGTATAGCATACTGGTGAGTTGATGCTTGCGCTCGTTGCTCAGTGGCAGCTCATTGATCAGTTCGTCCACATCATCCAACAGGTTGTCCAACTGCTCCAGCGTTTGATCTACGGTCTTCATGCTGCAACTCCTTTCAATGGTGCATAGTCTTTCTTAAATGCGTAAGCAATAAGCTGGCGGTCCATGTCTGTTAGTTCAGTTGCACGGCGTGGCAGTTCTAGTTCAAATGCAAGTTGGCTGCAAGCATTGGCAATCACATCGTTAGGGTCACGCTCTGCGGCGCAACGAAGTTTGAACATGATTTGCTGTGTTTGGTGTGCTGTAAGCATTTTGTACCCTCTTTGCTTGTTTGCCCTATACATATAATATAGTCATTCGTTCTCAGAATGTCAACCTCTTTTTTGATCTTTTTCGACTTTTTTTACAATTAATTTTTGGCTGTCCAATCCTGTGCGGATCAGTGCTACCGCATCCTGTTTGCGGCTGCACATGGCTACGAGTTCATCAGTTAGATAATCGCGGACTTCATACATTATGCTGTCCCCCCAAAAAGATGATCATACTCTGCGTCTACACCATTAACACGGTTGGCACGGACTACAGCATCAGTCAAACGGCTCAAGCTGCGTGTCATTGTGCTAACTTGATCTGTAAGGTCAAAGCTGCCGTCTTGTGTAAAGTCGCGGTCCAAAGCATCCAGTGTTGCCAACTTGCATTCCAACTGGTTCAACAAGCCGACCATGTCTGCAAGTGTTGCTGCTTTCATCGTTGTGTTTTTCATATTAGAAGTCCTCCATAAGAGCGTTGTCATCATC